GCGGTGGTGGAAGGGCGGCTGACTGGGGCGCGGCTGGTGGCTGGAGCATCCACGGCGGCGAAGGCGATCATTCGTGAAACGGACAGCGGCGGCGCGATCCTGGCCGTGCTGAGCGCAGACGCGGCCCTGGTGGCGGACGATTTCCAGCCAGCGCAGGGCATCATCTACAGGACGGCGCTGTATGTGACCATCACGGGCACAGCGCCACAGCTGAACCTGTTCACCGAATAAAGGCATCCAGGTGGCGATCACAAAGGCGGGACTGCGGGCGGCGGCCCAGGCCATCGCCCAGGACAACGTGGGCGCATCCGGCGGGACCGGGGTGCAGCTACTGGGGACATCTGCCGGGGATTACGATGCGGTGATTCTGATGGCCCTGCGGCTGTTTGCCCAGGACGTGCCGAACGTGCGGGTAAAGGACTGCACGGTGGCCACGGCGGGGCATCTGTTCACGTTGGCGGGCAGCGGGGCAATCCTGGGCAGTGACCAGGCCACCGATGCGAACGCCTGGGTGGACGGCGGCAGCGCCATGCGGGAAGTCTGGCCGAACTATGCCGACAGCGACCAGGGCGCGGAACCGATGGACGCGAATGGCTGGCGGGTGCGCCTGGGACCATCAAAGACGATCCTGGAACTGCTGGCCCTTTCGATGGGCGTGGGCGACGTGCTGCGCCTGGTCTTTTCCAGCCCGCACTACCTGCACGAAGACGATGCGACGAAGGCCAGCGTGAAGGCGGGCAGCTGGGACGCCCTGGTGATGCTGACGGCCAGCCAGATCCTGCAGGTGGCGGCGGCGCGGGCGGCGCAGAATACCGGGAACACGGGCCTGCCGAACGACATCGTGGACCGGCGCAGCCAGTCGGATATTTTCCGCAGCCGGGCGCGTGATCTGTTCACGACCTATTGCCAGATGGTGGGGCGCAGCGCCAGCCAGGACGGGGCGGGCAGCGTGACAGCGGCCAGCGGGTTCAAAGACCTGGACATCACGGGCACGGCCGGGCCACTGCTGTGGCACCCGGCGGGGCGCAGGTAAGCAGTGAGCAGCCCTATCGGGATCGGCAGCGCCAGGTCTATCGAATTCAACCTGCCGACGATCCCGCTATGGGTGCCGGATCAGGCCAGGGCCGTGATCGCGGGCCTGACGCAGCAGACCATGCACCTGGCGCTGGTCGATCTGTCTGGCTATGTGTCCGAAGCGGCACCGGTGAATAACGGCACCCTGGCGCAGTCGTTCGGCGCGGATCCAGCGACAGACACCGGCGGCATTTCGGTCACCGGCGGCGCGGCCAGTGAATTGGTGATGGGCCGGATATTTAGTTCGCTGCCCTATGCCGTGGTGATGGACGAAGGGCGCGAAAAGGGCCACCCCGTCAGCAAAGAAGGCATTGAAGCCATCGGGTTGTGGGCGCAGCGGAAGCTGGGCCTATCGGCCACCGATGCGAAGCGGGTGAAGTATGCGATAGCAAACACCATCACCAAACGCGGAATCAAGGGCACCCACTTCTTCGATACGGCCGTGGACCGGTGGCGGCCACGGGGGGATGAAATGTTCAACGCCCTGGGCGAACAGATCGTGATGGCACTGACACAAGCCGGAAGTAATCCGGCGAACGGGGGGCGCTGATGGCTGTGGTGCTGACGCCTGCGGCCTGCGTGGCCGGGGTGAAGACGCTGGTGGAATCAGTAAGCGGAATCGGCCTGGTGCACGATTACCGGCGGATCATCCGCAGCGAACAGGACGTGAAGACGCTGCTGCATCACCCGGCCACCGGGGCCGTGAACGCCTGGATGGTGGCGCTGTCACCGGATTCCACGGCGATCACCCAGAAGAACCCAGGGCATGGCGGCATCGGGACAAAGGGCGGCGGGAACGTGCTGACCACGTTCCAGCTGCAGGTGGAAGGGTATTACGGGATCAATGACGCGGCGGCATCCGAAAAGACATTCAGGAACCTGGCCTGGGCCGTGGCCGACGAAGCGAACGCCTACGGCCTGCTACAGATCACGGGCCTGATGTCCCAGGGACCGGCCCAGCTGCACCAGGTAGGCTTTTCGCTGCTGGCGAACCAGTTCCTATTCCATTACTGCCGCATCACGCTGGACCTGATGGGGCGCACCAGGCCAGCATAGGCAGCAGAGCCGGGGCCGGTGGCGGCCGTGGCGTGGTCCAAACAAACAGAAGAACGACCAGGAGAAAAACGCCCATGCACTTTTTGATTACGCGAACGTCGAAAACCCCGAACAGTCCGCTGGTGGTCGTGGTGGACAGCCCGAAGGAAGGCACCCCGTTCTTTGGCGTCAGCGGCGGCGGCGGGTTTGAGTTTCAGCCGAACGGCCAGGATGGGGACAGCGCCCAGGTGGACGAATACGTGGCCGGGATCCTGATGGGCGATCCTGGGAACGCTGAGCATTTCAGCTGTGAACCACCGTTCCAGGCAGCGGGCGATCCTGACGGTGATGCTGCTGGCGAAACTTCGCAGCCTGGCGCACCGAAGAAGCAGACCGGGAAGCGAAAGGCGGCGGCCGGTGATGCGGCGGCCACGGCGGACGGCAGCGACGAATAAGGCGGCCACGGCGCGGGCCAGGTGGATGGGCCACCAGGTGCGCCAGCCAGCGGCGGTTTTGAACTGAAGGGGAACGGCACATGACAATCGAAGTAGGGGCGCTGGAACAGGCGTATGCGAAGATCGAAACCAGCTATGCGCTGAGCGCAGCCAGCGGCGGCGAAACGCTGTCAGCTACGGACGCGATCCGCCATCTTGAACTGTCGATCACGTCGAAGAAGAACCGGGACGCCAGCCCGCAGAAGCGGGGAACGCCGGATGAAGTGATCAGCATGGCGCGGCGGCAGTCCCAGTCCTTCAATCTGTCCAGCATCATGTGGGAACCGTCTGGCACCCTGGGCACCATTTCCAATATCGGGAAATTCTTCCAGGCGGGCATGGGCACGAAACACGCGATTTCCAGCGGCCTGACCACGACCGTCAGCGCCAGCCCGACACCCAGCGCCACCGGGTTCACGGTGGCCAGCGCCACCGGCCTGGCCGTGGGTGACCTGTTCGCTGTCGTCACGTCGGCGGGCACCGAAGTGTCCAGGGTGAAGACGCTGGCCACGGCGGCGATTACCTGCGACACGCTGTCAGCGGCACCGGCCAGCGGCGCGGCGTTCCTGTCGGGCATCACCTACCAGCTGGCCAGCACCCTGTCGTCCACCCTGGCCATTTACAAGTTCTACAACGCGGGCGGCCACGGCCAGGCTGTCTTCGGCGCTGTCGTGGATCAGTTCACGGTGACGTTCGACGGCACGAAGGAAGTGATGGCGGCATTCAGCGGCCCGGCGGGCCGGTATGCCGATCTGTCCAGCGGCGGCGGCACGATCCAGTCCAAGCCGGGCAGCCATACGACCGTGGGCAATGGTGCCAGCGGCATGGTGGGCAACTTCTACGTGGACGGTTCGGCGTTCCTGGTGATCGCGGCAAAGATCCAGGTGAACAACGGCCTGGAACTGCGGAACAAGGAACTGGGCACCCAGTGGGCCACGGGCGTGGCGGGCCGAACGGCGAACCGGAAAATCAAGGTATCGGTGACGTTCTTCCTGGAAGACACCAATTTGATCGGGAAGGCCAACAGCGTGACGCGGGGCGTCCTGCGGCTGATCGTCGGCAGCGCCAGCGGCAGCATCCTGGCGGCCGTGATGCCTTCGGTGGAGTTTGAAATCCCGGACATCGGCGGGGAAATCGGCCCCAAAGAAGTGACCATCGAAGGCATGGCCTATGCCACGACGGGCAATGACGGTCTGTTTCTGGCCGAAATGTAAGGCAGCCAGGACACCGGCGGCAGAGTAGCAAACCAGGCCTGGATCGACAGGGCGGCGAACGCCCTGGACGGTCCAGGCCATCAACGCAGAAGGGAATAACCCTATGGCAGTGCACATTCCGTTTGAACGCGAAATCTTCCGGCCCACGAACGACCAGGTGCCGGGCAATGAATCCGACCAGAACCCGCTGGAATTCGACCTGGTGCCCGCTGAAGGGCCGGACCTGGTGCGCCTGAAGTCGATCATTTACGCCACCCTGGGCCTGGTGCAGACGGCCGAGTGGACAGAAAAGATGCAGGAAGAAGTAATTGGGGCGTTCAAGACGGGCCAGGGCCTGTTCACGAACACCGTGCTGGGCATTCGCGGCCTGTTCGTCCCGGCCCTGCTGGCGCACCGGGCGGGACTGATCACCGAACTGAAGAACGACCAGGACCAGGTGGCGATCACGACGGGCGCGGCATTCTCTGCAGTGTCGGGTTACATGGTGGATCTATCGCTGCATGTGGCGTTCAAGATCGCAGACCTGGGGAAGAAGGCAAAGGTGGATCCGCGTTTTTTCGTGCAGCCTTCTGGTTCTGGTGGAGCGGTGACCGGCAAGCGGACACGTTCAACTGCCAGGCCTGCCCGGAACGGATCAGAAGGCAAAGGAACTGCGGCCAGCCGGTAGGCGACACCGGCAAGCCAGCGCCCTGGCATATCCCGATGCAGCAGGTGACCAGTAAGCGGCGCGGGCCGAACCAGGGCGTGATCGAAACGGTGGACGACTGCGGCGGGGTGTTCGCGGCGATCCCAGGGAAGGGCCTGACGCCCGCCTGGATGATGGGGCCGGAAGGCGGGAAGCGGGAACCGATGTTCCAGTGCCCGCAGTCAGCGATCCCTGGCCACGTCTGGGAACTGCTGGCGCTGTGGTGGTCCTGCCGGAATATGCGGACGCTGCCGAAGTCTGGGGCGTTCGTGGATCAGCCGATGCTGGTGCGGCAGTCGTTCCCCATCTTTGAAATGCTGGCGAACAGCCAGGAGCGGGCGCAGGGGTATCAGTCGTCCGCAGCGGTGACAGCGCAAACGGTGGCGGCGATGTTTGGCGGCGGACGGTAAAGGCGGGCGGCCGGTGGATGAACAAAGGGGGACCGTGACGCCATGGGCATGAGCCAGAGCCAGATCGAACTGCTGATAAACGCCAGGAACAACGCCCAGGCAGCATTTGAACAGCTGCACGGCCAGATCGGGAATATTACCCAGGGTTCCACCCAGGCCAGCAAAGCGATGGACACCCAGGCGCAGGCCACCCAGGCCAGCGGGGTGGCTGCCCAAGCCACGGGCGTGGCCATCGGGATGCTGGTGGATCGCCTGGTAAATGGCCTGGTCAGCGCCTTCCACAGCACCATCGACGCGGCCAATAAGTTCGACGCGGGCATGATCGGCCTGCAGTCGGTATCGCGGGCGTTCCACCAGGACGCGGGCCTGGCCACCGATGCGGCGCGGAAGCTGGCCAGCGATGGCCTGATGTCGGTGGGCGATGCGGCCACCGGCCTGAAGAACCTGCTGGCGGCGGGTTTCAGCCTGCCGCAGGCCACCGAACTGATGATGCGGTTCAAAGACTCTGCAGCGTTCGGGCGGCAGGGGGCGCTGTCGATGGGCGAAGCGGTGGTGAGCGCCACCGAAGGCGTGAAGAACGGAAACAGCGTTCTGGTGGATAACGCGGGCATCACGAAGAACCTAAGCCAGATCCTGGTCGAAGCCGGGAAAAGCCAGAACGATCTTAGCAAGGCATCATCTGATTCCAGCGTTCGCATGGCGCTGTTCAACGGCATCGTGAAGGAAGGTGCGCCACAGATCGGGGACGCGGCGAAGTTCCTGGAAACGGCCGCCGGTAAGCAGGCCCAATTCAGCGCCCAGGTGGACATCGCCCAGCAGAAGATCGGCAAGGAAATGCAGCCTGCGCTGCTGTCGCTGCTGAATACCATGATGCCGATGGTGCAGGTGATCGGGGACCATGCGGACGTGTTCCTGCGCCTGGCTGGTGTCCTGGTGGCTGTGATCGGGCCAGTGGCGGCGCTGCGGGCGGCCACGGCCCTGGGGATCCCCAGCCTGGTGGGCATGGCAGACGCGGGCATCAATCTGATGTCGGTGTTTAGTGGCGGGGTGTCTACCATCGGGGACTTCCGGGCGGGCCTGCAGATGGTGGGCGAAGGCGCGGGCCTGACGTTCAAAAACCTGGGCCTGGTGGGAACGGCGGCTGGGATCGCGGGCGCGGCATTCGCGGGCTGGGAAATCGGCCGGATCATCGGAGAAACCACCGGCCTAGATCACGCCCTGCAGGGTTTGTTTGAACGAATGCAGGGCATCGACAAAGCCAGAATCAACGCTGAAATCACGCAGGACACGATTAACAGGGCCACGGCCCAGGGCGCGAAAGCCACGATCAGCTATTCGGAAGCGGTCCAGTTCATCATGGACAAAGAAGCGATCCGGGTGGCCCAGTGGAATGCGTCTTCGACCGTGCAGAAGGCAGCGATAGACGCGGAAGTGCGCCTAGGTATCGTCACGCAGCAGCGGGGCGATCAGGTGAAGGAAATGCTAGACAAGCAGGACGCCCTGGACAAAAAACGCCTGGCGGCTGTCAGCGTGGCGCAGGCCCAGACGAAGGCCGAAGGGGAAGTAAGGCAGGAACTGGAAGTGTTCGGCATGACGATGGCCAGCGCCACCGGTCTGCTGGCGAAGAATGAAGCCGGGTTCCGGGCCTGGGCTGATGCAAACAAAGTATCGAAGGACACCGTGGACGCGGTGGAAGCGGCCCTGAAGAAGCATACGGACGCCCAGAAGAAGGCCCAGGACCAGACGAAGGCCCTGAAGGAAGAAATGGAAAAGCTGGACGGGGCGCTGTCCGGTTTGGGCCTGGTGACCAGGGAACAGGCCGTGAAGGAACTGGACGAACTGAATAAGCAGATGCTGGCGGCCCAGGCGGGCGGGATCCCAGTGACGGCCACGGTCCATGGGATGCTGCCGAAGCTGCAGGAACTGGCTGTGAAGGTGAAGGCGTCCGGTATCGAATTCGCGGAAATGGAACGAACGATGCGGGCGGCGAACGCTGTGATGGCGTCGATGATCCCGAACGTGGACATTCAGGTGGGCAGCATGGCGAACCTGCTGCAGCTGGTCCCTTCGGTGAATGTCGAAATCGACCAGCACCAGCTGGCCCTGGACAAAGCCAGCAAAGCCTACAAAGACCTGGGGATTACCAGCCGGGACGAACTGAAGAAGCTGGCAGAGCGGGCACAGCAGGACTATCAGAACATCGCGGCCGTGGTGGGGAAGACGGCACCGGAAGCCGTGGCAGCGTTCAAAAAGATGGTGGACGCCCAGAAGCTGGCCAGCGGCGAACTGCCCAGCTACTGGCAGGCGAACGTGGCCCCGGTGATGATCCGATCCATAGACACGGTGAAGCAGGCCGTGGATGGATCCTTCGCGCAGATGCTGCTGGGCACCAAGTCGTTCCACGATGGGTTCCTGGACATTTGGAGCAGCCTGAAGAAGGGCGTGGAAAATGTGCTGTCCAGCATCCTGCAGGCGTTCACCGATTCATTCCTGAAGGGCCTGATAGGGGCGATTCAGGGCCAGCAGGGCGCATTCAGCAATGCGTTTGCTGGCCTGTTCGGTGGCGGCGGCGCGGCGGGCGGCGCGGGCGGCGGCGCGGGCGGCGGCGGGATGCTGGCCGGACTGTTCGGCGGCGGCGGCGCGATCAAAGGTATGGGCGGGGCCGGTGGCGGTAGCATCTTCGCGGACGGCAGCGGCACCGGAGCAATGACCGGCGGCGCGGCCGGTGGCGCTGGGGCCATGCAGATGTTCGGCGGCGGCCTGATGGCGGTTACCGGCGGCATCAGCCTGTTCCAGCAGGCCAGCCAGGGGAACAAACTGGGCAGCCTGATGGCAGGGGCGCAGACGGGCGCGGGCATCGGCACGATGATCATGCCGGGCGTGGGCACGGCCATCGGCGCAGGCATCGGCGCGGCGGGCGGGTTCGTGGCCAGCCTGTTCGGCGGCGGCAAAGACGGCCGGGCAGCGGTGAACGATTTCGCCAGCCAGCTGGGCGGGTTCGACGTGCTGCACCAGAAGCTGGCGGCGCTGGGAGCCGAAGGCGAGGCCATGTGGATCAAGATTACCCAGGGCGTGGGGAAGAACGATAAAGCCGGGGCGCAGGCAGCGATCCAGGCCGTGGTGGACGCCCTGGCGAAGCATAACGACAAGCTGGCAGAGGCAGCGGCGGCGGCCGGGCAGTATGGGATGTCCTGGGAAGACATGGACAAGACCGTGCAGCAGTCGAAGATCAGCGAAGTGGCAGAAAAGCTGCTGAAGGACCAGGTGGCCCTGGAAGCGCAGGGGTATCGGCACGATGCGGTCCTGAAGAAGCAGGCAGAGTCTTACAGCGCCCTGATTGCGAAATCGGCGGCCCTGGGGACCGAACTGCCGGTGGCGATGAAGCCGGTGCTGCAGAACCTGGCCGACATGGGCCTGCTGGTGGACGACAACGGCGAAAAGATCAAAGACCTGTCTAGGGTGCAGTTCGTCGGGATGGGCGCGGCGGCAGAGGCTGCGGCGAAGCAGGCGGCCGAAGGCGCGAAGGCAGCCGAAGAACGGATGATCCTGCTGAAGAAGGCCGTGGGCGGACTGTCGGAAAACGAACTGGCGGCCCTGGGCGACACCGGAAGGGCGGCGCTGAATAAGCTGCTGGAAGGCATCGAAGCCAGCCATGGCAGCGTGGACGGCATGAGCCTGGCGATTAACGGCGCGAAGGGCGACCTAACCCAGATGAGCGGGGAAGGCCAGCAGGTGTTTGCGAAGATCCTGGAAGCAGCGAAGGATGCGGCCACCCACGGCCTGGACTACGTGGGCGAACACGGCATCATGGCGGGCCGGTCCCTGGGCGATTCCCTGAAGACGCTGACGGATGAGGACTTCCCAGGGATGTCGGCGGCGGCACTTGAGGCCCTGGCGGCCATCCAGGCAGCCACGGGCATGAATAAGACCGAAATATCGCAGTTCGCGGACATCGGGGAAGCGAAGCTGAAGGTGATGGCGGAAAGCATGAACCGGATCCTGCCAGCGGCCGACATCGTGGCTGGCGGTTTGCGTGACCGGTTCAATAATCTGACGTTCAATCCGATCAACCTGGACGTGAACGTGACCACCCACGGGATGCCGGACCTGAGCGGCGGCGGCGAAGGCGCGGACGGGGACGTGACGCTGCGCGGCGCGGCGGGCGGCGGCCTGTATTCATCCCCCACGATCCGGGTGCTGGCGGAATCCGGGCCGGAAGTCGTGGGCAGTCCCAATGCCATCACGCGATCCCTGGCGGCGGCGATGCAGTCCCAGGGCGGCGGCGGGATGTTCGGCGGCAGCGGCCAGGCGATGCAGGACATGATGGCCGAACTGCTGCGGGCGATTAAAGCGATGCCGGGCGATATGCGGCGCAACATGCGGGATGCGGTCCTGCAGCTGGGATAAGCGGCCATGGCCTACACCTACAAACGGACCATTCTGGCCGACAGCCCGGCAGCGTTCTGGCGGTTCAATGAGGCGGCGGCGGCCACAACGGCGGCCGACAGCAGCGGGAACGCGAAGACGGCCACCGTGGTCAGCACGGTGACGTTCGGCGGTGCTGGTGCCCTGGCGAAGGACGCGGACCTGGCGGCGCAGTTCACGGGCGCGGGGTATCTGACGCAGGCGGCGCTGGCTGCGTCCACGACCACCTACAGCCTGGAATGCTGGCTGAAGCCGGACAGCAGCCAGGTGGCGGCTGCGGGCGCGATCCTGGCGGCGGATGGCGGCGCGGGCGTGTTCTATCGTCCAGGCACCGGGAAGATCAGCGTGAACTTCAGCGGCGCGGACCACCTGAACACGTCGGCGCTGACGAATGCCACCTGGGTGCACCTGGCCGTGGTGGTCACGGCTGGCGCGGGCGTGTTCTATCTGAACGGGGTGGCGGCGGGGACGTTTGCCAGCGCCACGACATTCACGCCGAACCGGATAGGCGGGGACTCCACCAGCCAGAACCTGAAGGGGTATCTGGACGAACTGGCGTATTACCCAGGCGTGGCGCTGTCGGCGGCCACGGTCCTGGCGCACTACACGGCGGGGGCCAGCGGGTTCGATCCTTCGCATGAAGTGCAGCTGGAACTGTCCGGGCGCGGCGCAGGGTGGACCGACGTAACGGCGGACCTGGCGCGGGAAACTGAGGAACTGGATTACGGCATCAAAGGCATCGGGCCGACTGATCGCCTGGCAGACACGGGCACGTTCAAATTCAGCCTGGATAACAGCACCAGCAACAGCGGCGGGGTGGTGGGCTACTACTCACCAGGCCACGCCAGTGTCCGGTCTGGGTTCAAACTGTCGATCAGGGTGCGGGTGGCCATCAACGCCTGGGGCAGGACGTTCTATCGTCACGTCGGGCGGCTGGATGAAATCGACCCGGTGGCGGGCATCTACGGGAACCGCATCACGCAGTGCACCAGCGTGGACTGGATGGACGAAGCGGCGCGGGCGAAGGTGTCCGGCCTGGCTGTGCAGTTCGACCAGACCAGCCACGACCTGTTTACGCTGCTGGCGAACGCAGTATCCACCCCGCCGGAAGCCATCGTGATCAGCACGAACGGCAGCGACACTTACCCGATTGCGCTGGACACGGCCGAAGACGAAAAAGTGCAGGTGGTCACCGAACTGAAAAAGATCCTGGATTCCGAACTGGGATACGGGGCCATCATCGGGGACGAAATCCAGGGCGGCACCCTGGCGTTCCAGGGGCGGCGCGGGCGCGGGCTGTCGTTCACGAATGCGGATACGTTCGCGGATACGGAATTCATCAGCCTGAAAGCGGCGCAGCATCGGGCGGACATCGTGAACGCTTTCCAGCTGGTGGCGCACCCCAGGGAAGTGGACACAAACCCAACTTCTATCCTGTATGACCTGAAATCAGCTGTGCCGGTGGGGCCTGGGGCCACGGTGCGGATCCTGGGGCCGTATCGTGATCCAGACCAGCAGGCCCCACGTATCGGCGGGACGAACATGCAGGCCCCGTCTGTCGTGTTCCCGCTGGCGGATTATGCGTTCTGGACCAATGACGACGGCACGGGCACCGATCTAACGGCCTATCTGACAGTCGTGGCCAGCTACGGCGGCAGCGGTGTCCGGTATTCGCTGACGAACACGGCCACCCAGTCGGGCTACGTGACGAAGCTGCAGGCCCGTGGGAAGGCTGTGAAGGGATACCAGACGGTGGTGGCCGAAGCCAGGGATGCCACCAGCGTGGCGGCAGACGGCGAAAACCTGGTGACGATGGACATGCCTTACCAGTCCACCATCGACGTGGCCCTGGAAGCTGCGCCCTACCTGGTGGGCGTATTCAAAGATCCAGGCCCACGTCCTTCGGTGACGTTTGAAGTGCCTGCGGACGACGGGGCGGCGCTGAAGCGGCTGCTGGTGCTGGACATCAATAGCCGCATAGGGATCAGGGAAACGGTCACGGGCATCACAGACGACGGGCCGGGCACCGTGGTAATTGGGTATTTCATCAATTCGGTGCACATTCAGATAGGCGTGACCGGGCGCTATTTGTTCACGTTCACGCTGGCCCCGGCAGACCGGAACAGCTACTGGCTGGTGGAAGTGCCTGGACGTAGCGAACTGGACGAAACCACGCTGCTGGCCATGTCGCTGTGATGGTTCGCGTGGTCCTATCTACAGGAAAGCGAAGGGGGAAGTAACGCATGGCATGGACGACACCGGCAACCTGGACAGCGGGCCAACTGGTCACAGCCCTAGACCTGAATACCCAGGTGCGGGACAACCTGAATATTTTGAAGGCCAGCATCAGCAATGATGGCGGCACCTGGTCGGGTTCGGTGACATCTGGCACCAGCGGCACCATCGGATATTCAGATGGTTACTTCGCCAGGGTGGGCGCGAATTCTATCAAACTGTGGAATGGCGCGGCGCTGGGGACGTTTCAGGCGGGGACCGTCCAGGATTCAGTAGGGACGCTGGCGGCTGTGCGGGGCGGCGCGATTGCCATTACGTCCCAGGCGGCCCTGGATTTCATCTATGGCGCATCCAGTTCGGCCCTGGCGCGGCTGGCGGCCGGTTCGGCCCTGCAGTTTCCCAGGATTAACGCAGCCGGGAACGGCTGGGAATTTGCGAACGCGGCCAGCGGAAATAAAGACATTTGCAACGGGCGGCTGACGCTGGAAACAGGAGTGCCTATCAGCGTGACAGACCAGGCGGCTAAAGGAACGCTCTACTGGACGCCATTCAAAGGGAACCAGGTGGGCCTGTATAACGGGACATCGTGGGACGTGATCACGTTTACTGAGCTGTCGATTTCCCTGGCCAGCAGCACGGCATCAAAGCCTGCAGACGTGTTTGTCTACAATAACAGCGGCACGGCCACGCTGGAAACGCTGGCCTGGACCAGCACCACGGCGCGGGCGACTGCGCTTACAACGCAGGACGGGGTTTACGTGAAAAGCGGGGCCACCACCCGGCGATATGTGGGCACGATTTACATTGATTCAGGCGGGAACACGGCCACCGATACCCTGCAGGATCCTGGCGTCTGGAATTTCTATAACCAAGTGCCCAGGCCAGTGGGCGCGGCAGACTCCACAGCCAGCTGGACCTGGGCGACACCGGCAGGAACGTATCGGGCGGCCAGAAACACCGCAGCGAATGCGGTAAACATCATCGTGGGCCTGGCTGGATACAGCCAGCTGCACCTGACGGCCAGCAGCATGGCAGTGTCTGATGCCGGGATCAATAACGGCAACCAGGGCACGGGCATAGGCATAGACAGCAGCACGGTGAATTCGGCCCAAATTTGCTCAAGTGTCACGGCCCCAGCCAATTACGGAAACGCCACCAATTCATTCGCGCATTACGAGGGTTACCCGGCCATCGGGAAGCGATCCTATCGCTGGCTGGAATGGGCGACAGATAACACGGGCACGGCCACTTTCACATTCTACGGCGCGGCCACGCTGGGCCATCAGATGGGGATTTACGGCTACATGAACCGATAGGAATAGCGTGATGATTCCATTCGGTCAGCCGGTGAAGTTTGGGAAGAAGGCCTATCGACAGTTAAACGCGGCCCACGAAGAACTTGAACTGGCCACGAAGAACGCCGAAGTGCTGCAGGCTATCGCCAGGACGGCGATTATGCAGGCAGACGACATTCGGGCCAGGGCAGCCCAGCGGCTGCGTGATGTAATGGCGCGGCACGGTCTGCCGGATGGACACTACAGAAAAGACGACGAAGCCAGGCTGATGCAGCGAATGGTGCCGGAAGAAGAACTGGGACACAAAGGGGGGCGTGATGGGGAAGAAGGATCTAGTGATGCTGCCGGGGCTGGACAGCAGCGAAGTGGCGGCGATCATGGCGGAAGCGCAGCGGCTGGCGGATCAGTCGGCAGCGCAGGCGGATCAGTCGAACGCGGACAGTTCGGCGCAGCACCAGCAGGCGATGGAATCCTACCAGCAGGCCATGGCGCGGCATCTGGACTTCCTGGAACAGAACCCCACGGTGCGGGTGGCTGATTATCCTGCGCCAGAAGAACCGCAGGCCCCGGACATGATCGCGGGCCAGTCAGCCCAGGACTGCCTGAATGCGCTGGTGCGCGATGCGTTCGATGCGATGCTATCCAGGCTGAAGCGTGACGGCCAGGCGGCCAGGCTGCAGCGGTTCCAGGCACTGCCACCAGACACCCAGGAACAGCTACTGAGCGGCACCGAAGTCAGCGCCACGTAGTCGAAGCAGTAGCTGGTGGGCAGCAGTTTCAACCTGGGGCGGGGATCAAACGCAGGATGGGCAAAGGGCTGATGGCGCTGATGGATGGGGCAGAAAAACACTGGCAGCTGGTGAGTGCCCTTGGGGGCATTCTCCTGGCCACCCTGCGGTGGACCTGGCCGAACGTGATACTGCCAGGGTATCGGCTGACGCTGCTGCCGGTGCTGTCGTGGCTGAAGGGCATGGCCCGGCTGCCTGGGCAGGTGGCCAGCCTGGCCACGCTGGCGCTGACCACGGCGGACACCGTGAACCGGATGAACGACGTGATGAGCAACGGCGGGCGGACGGGTATGGCGGACCAGGTGGTGATGTTGACGGCCAAAGTGCGCCTGGCAAGCCGAAATGAGGCGGGATGGTTGGCGGATTCCAGCGGGCACAATGTGCGGGTGGATCCAGGGTTTACGGATCTGCTGGGCTGGACTGAATCCGACATGGTGGGGGACGGGTGGCTGCGGCTGCTGCACCCTGATGACGCCCATGCCTACCTGGACGCCTGGAACCAAAGCCTGGCGCACCAGCTGCCGTTCGTGTTCCCGCACCCCAGAAACGGCGGCGCGGTGCGATTCATGCAGGCATCTGGCGAATTTCTGCCGGTGAAGGTAACGGCATTCCCGACGATCAAAGAAGTGGGCGGGGTGATCAAATGGGTGGGCGTCGTGGAACGGGTGACAGAGTGACAGACGACGAAATCAAAGGCGGCCTGAATGATCGCCTGGCCCTGGGCCTGACGGCCTGGGCAGAAGCCAGGGGTGACGCGGCGCAGGGCGGCAGCAGCGTGGAAGAACGCCTGGCCGTGATGGCCGTCTGTCGGAACCGGGCGGCCGATACGCTGCACCGGTGGCCGAAGACGGTGGCGGGCGTTTGCCTGCAGCCGGTGCAGTTTTCCTGCTGGAATACTGGCGCGGACGTGAACCACCTGGCGCTGATGGCCCAGGCCCAGGCCGTGCTGGCCGGGATGATCGTGGCCGACAGACTGCTGCAGGAAACGCTTTACCTGGCGGATGGTGTCCTGGCGGGCATCATCGCGGATCGAACGGGCGGCGCAAACCACTATTACGCGCCGAAGGCCATGGGGGGCAAAGTGCCAGCCTGGGCGAAGGGACGGCAGCCGGTGGCTGCAGTCGGGGATCAGCTGTTCTTCAGGCTGTGAAAGGGAAACCGGACATGACGGGAAACACGAAATACTGGGTGGGTTTGCTGGCGTCGATCTTCGCGGCGCTGTCGGCGGATACAACGCTGTTTCCGCCATCATGGCATTCCTGGCTGACGCTGCTGGGCGTCCTGGGGACGGCCATCAACGGTTACATGATCCAGCGGCCTGGGCCGAACGATAAGGCGCTGATGATCGCCCTGGTGATCGGTGGCGGTCTGCTGCTGTCGTCCGGCTGCGGGCCAAAGATTGCGAACGCCCAGGTGGGCCAGGTGGCGCAGGCCGTGACGTATGCGCGGCAGGCCATCGCTGGCGCGGATGCGGCGCTGACGACGGTGGACCAGCTGATGAGCGCCACCCCGCCATTGATCCCAAAACAGGAAGGCCTGGCCGTGGTGCAGGTGATCGGCAGCATGGGCCGGGAACTGCAGCGGGCGGCGAAGGCGCTGGAATTGTGGAAGGCGGCCACCAACCAGGTGGACCGTGCGAATGCCTGGGCTGTGGCGCAGGCGTCGATCCAGGCGGCGCAGCAGGCCGTGCTGCAGGCCGTGGTGCCGATCAATGACGCGGCGGCGCGGGCCAAGGTGATCACCGTGCTGCAGGGCGTCCAGGCGGCGCTGGGCGCGATACGTTTGGGCGCGGCCATCGCGGGCATTACCGGCGGGGACGATCCGGCGGAAGACCTGGCGGCGCTGGGCGGGCGGATGGATCGGCTGGCCATTTCCTGGGGGGGTGCACTGTGAAGATCGAAGACCTGAACAAAGTGCTGGCGCTGGGGATGCAGGCCGTGGCCACGTATCGGAACTTGCGGGATCAGCTGCGGGCCGTGCAGCCGGACGCCCAGGGCCTGGTGGACGATGCCGAACTGATCCAGATGCTGGGGGCCGAAGCGAAGGCCCTGGAAGATCACGCGGCGGCCGTGCTGCAGAAACACGGCGGCGCAGCGTAACGAAGAAGCCGGGCCAGGTGGTCCGGCGCTGCCAGGCGCAGAAGATGAAAACGCCCTGGCTGATCTGGGATCAGCTGGGGAATTCGTCCAACGTCCTGGGCCTGGCAGCATTTAATACAAAAAAGACTTGACGGCCCGCACCACCAGGCAGTAATCTGGACACGTTCCTGGCAATGACGCCAGGGCATCACCGGATAGGACGGCACAGCATGAACACTTCAGAACGCATTCCCCCAGCAGTCAATGATCACCAGGTGGGCCGGGATTTCATCCTGGGCGGCCGGGCCATCTTTACGCTGACGGGGCGCACCACCCGGTTCACGTATCGCGTGGACAAAGTGGACGGCCAGGGCGGGCGTCCGGTCTTCTTCGTGAAGCTGCTGACCGGCCCGGACAACCTGCAGGATTACACCTACATGGGCATGGTGGATGCCACGAACGGGTTCGTGCGCCTGACGGCCCGCAGCACCTACCGGGAAGACTCCCTGCCGGTGGTGGCGATCCGCTGGGCGCTGCCGCAGTTGTTCGCGGGCCATGCGCTGCCTGCCGGGGCCAGCATCCTGCACGAAGGGCGCTGTGGCCGGTGCGGCCGGACGCTGACGGTGCCGGAATCTATCACCAGCGGGTTCGGCCCGGAATGCGCCACAAAGATCGGGATGGTGGCGTGATCATGCAGGATCAATTTGTGGCGGCGGGTGCGGGCGTGGCCGGTGTCGGCTGCGCCTGCTGCGGGCAGGCCATCGCCCTGGGCGACATGATCACAGATCGGAAGGTGATGAAGGGCGGGGAACTGGCCTACATCGAACTGGTGCACCAGGGGGGTGCAGCACGGTGCGGTCTGTGATGATCCAGGAAGAAGTGAACGGCTGGGCCGTGGTCAGCGGGGACGAAACGCTGGCCACGACGAAGACGGCCGTGGACGCCCTGGCGTTCGTGAAGAAGCGGGACGCGGACCTGGCGATGGCGGCGGGGCGGAACGTCCTGACCGTGGTGCACTGGCATACTACCAGCAGCATCGGTGCCCGGATCGTGCGGGCCGTGGCGGGTGCACAGTAATGGCCTGCATGTGTGGCGCGGCCGACTGCCGAAACTGCCGGGATCTGACCGGCGAACCCGTGCGGGCCTGCGCCTGCTGCGATGCGGAACTGGATCACATTGACGCAGCCCACGGGAACCTGGTGGTGGACGGTGATGGGGTGGCCTGGTGCTGGGATTGTTTCCGCGATGAATGCGAACATGCGAAGGAACCGGCCAATGGTGGCCACGATACGGGAAGGGCGTGAACTGTGAACCTGAAAATGAGCGAAGAAGCGGCGCGGCGGCTGGTGGTGCTGATCGAAGACAACGAACAGCCGGGCGGCATCCTGGCCGACGTGGTGGACCAGGTGAAGATCGAACTGGACCGGAAGCGGGCGGCGCGGGCGGCGAAGCTGACGGTGGCCGAAACGCAGATGCTGGCGCACCTGGTGAGCCGTGCGGACACCGGCCTGCAGCTGACGTATGGCGTGGCGGCCGGTGACCTGGTGGGCAAGCTGAAGCGGTTCCAGGAGAACGCAGAAAAGGGGGTTCGATGATCCCGGCGGGCGTTCTGGTGGATCGTGACCTGGGCGACGAAGCCACGCTGATGGCCTACTGTGAGGCGGGCTGTCACGACGTGGCGCTATTCGACCAGCCGGGCCATGTGCACCGGCAGGCGTTCGTGATCGAAGGCGTGGAAGCCATGCACCAGCAGATGGGCCTGGGCGGGGTGGTGATCATCGCGGAATGCGAAGACTGCCAGGAACGGATCAGCGAACGGAACGCCGAACGGGCATATGAGGATTACCACGGCGGCAGCGGCCCGCAGACGGCCGAAGAACGGCACCAGGCGGCATACGAGCAGAAGCGGGCGCTGCGATGAAGGGCCTGGTGGACGGTAAGGAACTGCGGTTCTACCTGGACGCCTATCCACGCGATCATTCGGTGAATCGGCTGGCGCGGACGGTGCGGCGGTGGCAGATCCTGGCCTGGCTTGGCCTGGCGTTCGCTGTGGCGCTGGTGATGTTTGGGGTGCGGTTTTGAGCGGCCAGGGCATGGGTGGGCTGCTGAGTCAGCAGGGCGGCGCGGCGCGGCTGATCGGGACCGTATGCCTGGACGAACAGCTGCGGCCTGGCCTGGTGACGAAGACAGACGGCAGCACCTGGGCAGGCGTGGCGCTGTCCTGGCACCAGGAACCAGGGCGGCGCTGGCTGACGGTGCGGCCGGTGCCGGTGGCGCGGACACTGCGGGAATACGTGCAGCACACTGATGATCAGCTGGGCCTGGTGGCGCTGTGGCAGCGGCAGATGCAGGTGATGCTGGGGCGCGGCGGCATGATCGACTGCCAGCGGTGCGGCAGGCAGCAGGGGGACGTGCACGGCCTGGACGGCACTGGCGGGATGATCGCGGTGCTGTGCCTGGCCTGCGGTGAAGTGGTGGAGTATTGGGGGCAGATGCCAGACGGGGCGGCGCGATGATGAACCAGGACGAAATCGAACAGGCTGTGGAACAGGCCATGCGAAACCTGACGCAGGAAACCAGGGCCGAAGTGGAAGTGGCAGCGGCGGCTGAGCCGATCCAGCTGCTGAAGGAACACCAGCGGCGCTATGCCTGCCAGGTGGCGAAGGAAGCGGCGGACGAAAAGCCGATGGGCAAACAGAGCCGATACCTGCGGGCCAGGTTTCTGCTGTATTCAGATCGGGCGGAACGGTCGTTCACGCGGGCGCTGGCGCTGGCGGAAATGGGCCAGGACGAAGCGGCCGAACTGATGAAGGCCCTGGACGAACGGGCAGTGGAACAGGCGATGGCGGGGCGGGCAGTGGACAGCGTAGGCGCGGCGGCGCGGGTGGCGCTGCGGCGCAGGATCCGCCTGGCGTTCGGCCTGGCCACGAAAGAATAAAAAGACTTGACGGCCGAACAGCGTAGGCCGTAATCTAGGCGGGTTCCACGGTGCTGGGCCGGTAAATGGACCGGACGCAGCCGGGGGAAACACGAAGGACGGATAGGACAATGAAGGCAGGAAAAACACTTCAGCAGATGGCGCAGGAACTGGAACGCCAGGTGGCCACCCGTAAGGATTACGTGGCCGACCAGGGCGCGGTCCAGGTGGACGTGATCGACGGGGAACTGATGCTGGCGGGCGTGAACGGCGGCCCGAAGGCGATTACGGCCCACGCCCATCTGCAGATGGCGGATCACCTGGTGATCCCGACCCGCTACTACCAGCGGATGATGGCCGAACAGCCGAAGCTGCTGGCGGACAACGTGAACACCTGGCTGCACCAGGACGGCGGCAACAAACGCATGATCAGAACGCTGGACGGCAAGGTGCGGGCGTTTCTCTCACCGAAGTATCGCCCGCTGGATAACTTTGAACTGGCGAACGCGGTGCTGCCCACGCTGATCGAACACGGCGTGGAAATCGCCAGCTGCGAACTGACCGAAACCCGCATGTATATCAAGGGCATCCTGCCGGAACTTTCGGAAGAACTGCCGGAAGGCATGACCTGGGGCCAGGGCCATCAGATGGTGGGCCGGGACGGCCGCCTGGTGGCGGCGCTGACGATCAGCAACAGCGAAGTGGGCGCGGGCAGCCTGCGGGTGGAACCTGGCGTATTTACGACCTGGTGCACGAACCTGGCCGTGATGAAGCAGGCGGCCATGAAGAAATACCATGTGGGCCGGTCCAGCACGGCGGACGATGCCATGGAAATCTTCCGGGACGAAACACGCCAGGCGGATGATCGGGCGTTCTTCCTGAAGGTGCAGGACGTGGTGGGCGCGGCATTCAGCCGGGACCAGTTCCTGCTGGCCATCGCGCAGATCCGGGACGCAGCAAAGGATCCCATTCGTTCGGACGATCTGCCGAAGGTGGTGGAAATCACCGTGAAGGAACTGGCGCTGCCTTCGACCACGCAGAACAGCATCCTGAAGGCACTGGCCAGCGGCGGGGATCTGTCACGCTGGGGCCTGTCGTCAGCGATCACGCAGGTGGCCAATACGTTCCCGGATTACGAAGGGGCGACTGCCCTGGAACGTGCGGGCGGCGAAGTGCTGGCGCTGAATGGCAGAGGCTGGGACCAGATCAGCAATGCCGCAGCCTAGAACGGGGCAGACGGCCGGGCCTGGGGGAAACCCCACGGCCCGGCCCGTGATCGACCTGGAAGGGCGTCCTGCCTAGTCCACGGGGGACGTGTTCAAACGGGTGGCTATCATCGGGCGCGGGCGGCGGATCTTCTACAGGATCCTGGTGGTGCGGTTCCTGGACGGGAAGCAGCCAGCGCAGGCGGAAGTGCCGATAGGGAAGTGGTCAAAGTGCAGGGCCATCACGGGCAGCCAGGCGCAGTTCTGGCTACAGGTAGACGGGCTAGTGCGGATCGGGATGGAAGCAGACGAAGCCAGGCGTTCGGTCCTGGCATGGGCGGCAGGATCGGGGGACAAATGAAGACACGACTGGCGAAGGAATTGGTGGAAGGCACGGGCGGCATCACGGCCTGGAAGAAGTTCCTGGCGGCGGATCGGTTCGACTACAAAGAACGGATCGACGTGAACCTGGCCGGGCTGACGAACGCCCAGCTGGACGCGATGCTGGCCCTAGTGGAGAAGGTAGCGAAGGCGAAGGACCGGCTGGGCCGGATGGCGAAATCCCTGCAGGTGGACGTGGCGAACTGGAAGCAGGCGCTGCTGTCACCGGAGAACGTGAAGGCGCGGGGCCTAAAGCAGTTTGAAGGCCTACTGCAGCAGTTCCTGCTGAAGCAGGCACCGGGCCAGCGGCTGTATAAGCGATCCGAAGGCGCGGCCGAAGGGGTGGACGCCTGGGAAGGATATTACGTGTCCCAGGTGAAATACTGCGAACCAGATGGGCGCAACAATCGGGACAGTCCGCCCTGGGTGTCGATGTCGCTGGTGTTCGATGAATTGGGCCAGCTGTCGAAGACCGGCGAAACATTCCGGGACCAGGACGTGCGCGGGCGAACGGCGGCGGAAGTGCTGCTGATGCGCGGGTTCTGCGTCGAAACGGATGAACTGCTGGCGGCATATGAGCGGGACCGGGCGCGGTTTGTGAAGCTGCGGGACCAGATCGGGCTGCAGCTGTGGGCGGACGGCCAGGGGTTCGTGGCCAGGGTGGACGGGAACGGCGAAAAACCCAGCAGCCAGCGGTCTGATCACAGCAGCCGGAATGAATGGCAATACGAATACCGACCGTTCCCGATGGCCCACGACGATGGCGGGCTGTCGAAGGTGGTGGTGGACGTGTTCCGGGAAGAAGACCGTGAACGCGAAACCGAAAAGGCACCGGATCCCTATTACTGGCGCAACGTGGCCGATGGAGTGCTGACCGGTGACGAAACCGACGAAGACGCCCAGGCGCTGGTGAACGAAGACGGGGAAGTGCTGGGGCCGGTGGACGTGCCGGTTCACCCCACCATGATCGTGTTCGATCTTCGGCGGCATCTGCGGATGTCGCTGCACGTTCGGCAGCTGGCGGATTACGAATTCGACCTACAGCTGGCGGATCGCCTGGTGCTGTCACCGGAACGGAAGCAGCTGGTGCGGATGCTGGTGGAAAGTAAGGCGGGCAGTTTCCGGGACATCGTGCGGGGGAAGACCGGCGGCGCTGTGATCCTGCTGGCCGGGCCACCTGGAACGGGGAAGACGCTGACGGCTGAAGTGTTCGCTGAGTCTGAAGGGCGGGCGCTGTATTCGGTCCAGTGCAGCCAGCTGGGGATTTCACCGGAAGACCTGGAAGGGAACCTACTGAAGGCATTCAGCCGGGCGCGGCGCTGGAATGCCGTGATGCTGCTGGACGAGGCGGACGTATACGTGCGGCAGCGGTCTAATGATCTGATACAGAACGCCATCGTGGGCGTGTTCCTGCGGATGCTGGAATACCAGGATACGGTGCTGTTCCTGCTGACAAACCGGGCGGACGACGTGGACGACGCAGTGGCCAGCAGGTGCATGGCCAAGCTGACCTACAAAACGCCCAGCCTGGACGAACAGGTGCGGATCTGGCAGGTGCTGACAGTAGGCCAGGGCATGAGCCTGGACGATGCGGAAGTGCAGCAGATCGCGGACCAGAACCCCACGCTGTCGGGCCGTGACGTGAAGAACCTGCTGAAGCTGGCGGCGCTGGATCGTTCGGTGCCTTTGTCGGCTGATCGGGTGAAGTTCCTGCTGCAGTTCAAGCCAGCATAAAAAAGACTTGACCGGTGCCCGCTGGCAGGCGTAATGTTGATCCTGTCGGCGGGCAATGAGGCCCGGACACTTCGGAAGGACGGCACCAAATGAACGCAGCCACCAGCACCATCACGACATCCAACGCAGTGCAGCAGTTCCCGGCAGCGATCACGCGGCAGGTGAACTGCGTGAAATGGGCAGCGGCGAAACAGGGCCGTATCGCTGCGGCGGCTGAGCAGGGCAGGCTGATGGTGATGGCGGCGGGCAGCCGTGCCGTGATCAATGGGGACCGGCTGGAAAACTTCCTGGCCCTGGCCATCGACCAGGTGCTGATGGCGAAACACCTGCACGAAGGCCTGGCGGTTTGCCCGGCCTGTAATGGCCTGGCGAAGAACCAGGCGGGCCATGTGCACAGCTGCGGGCGCTGTGATGCCGTGTTCACCAGCCAGCCCATCGAACGGCAGGCGGCCCTGGAAGTGGTGAACCTGATGGGCGGGATGGTGATGGCGCACCCGGCGGAACCCATCCGACACTTCGACCTGGACACGTTCGACCTGGAAGGGCGGCTGCAGCGGCATCACGGATGGATGAACGCCCAGGGCGACGTGGTGCAGTGGGGATAGATCGACCAGGGGCCAGCGCCAGGCGCGGGCTGGCCCCATCAAAACCGAACCCAGGAGAATCGACACATGACGCGGCGCACGAAGGACGACAGCGGACACAGGCACCAGTGCACCAGGTGCAGGAAGACGTTCAAATGCTACGGGGTGCAGTGGCAAAATTACGATGGAGAACCCGAAGTGGTCTGCACCGATTACCACGAAGGGCAAGCCACTACCTGCCCGGCCTGCGATGAACTGGCCGAAGCAGAGCAGGCGCAACAGGCAGCGGAGCGGGCGGCCTGGCAGAGCAGGCTGCAGATCATCGGCGGCGCGGTGCTGTTCGGGTTCGGGTGCGGCCTGGTGGCACTGGGCGCGGTAGTGATGGGCGTGGCCGTGGCGGGCGCGGGCGGCTGGATGATCTGGGACGCGGCGCACCATGGCCAGGAGTAACCACGGCGGGCGCGGCGGGAATGCGGCGCTGCGGTGCCCATGCTGCCAGGTCACGAAAGGGCCGGGCTGGCGGACGGCGGCCGTGGTGGCGGATGGCCGGATCCGGCGGCACCTGGTGACCAGGCACGGGATCACCAGGCACCTGCTGCGGGCCTGGGTGCGGTGCCTGAAGTGCGGCTGGGAGTGGTGGACGACACATAAACATGGCCTGGCGCTGGCCGGACGTGCGGCAGCCAGTCCGAAGCAGAAGCGGCTGTGGAAGATCAGGAACAGTAAGACGGTGCTGTGCAGGTGCGGCAGGGTGATCGACAAATGAGCAGCGAAACTTCGCAAGTGAACCGGGACGCCAGGCCATGCCGGAACTGCCGGGGGCCAGTGGAACAAAAGGGCAAGCGGGAAAAGGAATTCTGCACGAACCGATGCCGGGCGGCCTACCGGGACGAACTGCAGCAGCAGGCGATCCGGGAAGCCATGGGGCGGATCGAACAGCTGCGGCTGGGCATGATCGAAATGGCGGCCAGCATCGCAGTCCAGGCGGAAGCCTTCGGCGGCGCGATGGAACAGCTGCAGGCAAGTATGGACGGCGCGGCCGAAATGCTGCGGCGGCTGGAAAAGAAACGGCGCACCGGCCCCAGGGCGTGACCTATTACGACACGGCCGGACGATAGGGTGGAAGGGACAAAGGGGAACTGACAGATGAGCGAACCGACACAAGACAATCAAGTAATGGCGCTGGCCACGGCGGCCGTGAAGGAATCAGTGGGGCGAGGCCTGGCGGTATCGCCATCCGCCAGTGGATCAGACCAGGCGGCGCTGACGGCCCTGCAGGCCGTGATGCCGGACAGCCTGGGCGGCCTGGTGCAGATGTCCCAGGCGTTTGCGAAAAGCCAGATCGTGCCGAAGTCGCTGCGGAACAAGCCGGACGATTGCCTGATTGTGCTGATGGCCGGGCTGGAAATGCGGCTGACGCCGATCCGGGCCGTGCAGAACATCACCGTGATCAGCGGGAACCTGGCCGTGAAGGCCGATATGCAGCTGGCCCAGGTCCGCAGTTCTGGCCTGCTGGAATTCTTCGATGAAGGGTTTGAAGTCAAAGGCACCACCGACGCGGACCTGGCCGAACGGGTGCCGAACCCGATGGTGCAGCGGAAGATCGCGGCGGCCGTGGCGGCCATGCCGGGCGGCAAGCCATACGGGTGGTCGGTGGCGCAGCGGCGCGGGGAATCCCAGCTGCACGTTCGCGTCTTTTCCTGGGAAGACGCAGACCGGGCCACCACGACGCAGTGGGAAGGCGAAGACGGCCACCGGGAAAAAAAGCTGATCAAGCTGCACGAAAAGGACACTTACCGGAACTATCCCCAGGACATCTATCCACGGCGGGCACGGTGCCGGGTGCTGGCGCTGCTGTTTTCTGACGCCCTGGCCGGGATCCCGGCGGTGGAAACCATCGACGGGGTGGAAGTGTTCGATGAACCAGCCA